GGCCGCTTGATCCATTGGATGAGGTGAGACTCTCCACGCCCCACGGAAGCGTATTCCGCGTAACGGAGATATAACATGGCCGATTCCTTTTCGCGAGACAGCCTCGCCGCGTACGAGAAGAACCCGCAGAAGCAGGTTCCTGACAAGGTGATGGTTGCAAATTTCATGAAGGGTTCGACGCCCGCGAAGGCCGCCGACCCAAATGCCGTAGCCGCTGTAGCGGCCGGAAATGTTGATGCCACTCCAGGCGGAGCCCCTGCCGCCAAGAGTGCCGGTGCCGCAGCCGTCGTTGACGATTTAGTCGTTGACGAGGACGGCACGCTCGGCGACCAGTCCGGTACTGGCGAGGGGACTTCGGACGATCTGACGTCGGATTCGTCCACCGACACCGTCGATCACGGCGATGACGCTGACACCACGACTGACTTGACCGCCACTTCTGACGAGGAAGAAGTAGTGGACGAGCCAGCGAAGGGATCGGCCCGTGAGCGCATAGTTGAGCTGAACGATAAGCTCGAAGGCGCGATGGTATTTGGTAAGGCTATGCAGGAGCAGCTGAAGGCGACGATGGCGGAGAATGCGCGGCTTGCCGCGGAACGCTCCTCTACATCGTCGGGTGCTACTGCCGCCGCTCCTACGGTTGTCTCTGAGGATCCAGGTCCGATGCCCGATATGGCGGACGATGAGATCCAGTTTGACAACGACAAGTACCGTGCAAAGATGCAGGAGTGGTCAACGAAAAACGCGCGCCGCGAGGCACGCGCTATCGTCCGAGAGATGACGGGTGCCGCACAGGCGAATACGCTCATGGAACAGGTGAACACGAAAGTGGATACCTTCTCCAAGGAGCACCCGGAGTTTCAGGAAGTCGTAACCAACAACCCGGTTCTGAAGGCCAATCAGTTGGCCCCGGACGCCGGTCTCGCCGTGGCACGGTCCCCGTACACGGCAGAACTGCTCATGAAGTTCGGTAACGATCCGGCCTTCGCGATTCGTATCGCGAAGATGCACCCGGCGGACCAGCTTCTGGAAGTCGGCGCAATGGTCGCCGAGATCCGAGCAGAAAAGAAAGCTGGAAAGACTACCACCACAACCACGCCAACGAACAAGTCGACCACAGCTACTCGCGGCGGTGCGCAACCCGCTGCACGGAAGTCCGTCTCACAGGCCCCGCCTCCACCCCGTGCAACAACGGGCGGAGGGGCGAATAAGCGCATAGATCCTCTCGATCCGAGCACTCGGATGGAGGACTTCGTGCGTGATCATCGCGGGGGAAAAGAATCAGCTCGTAAGGAGAATCGACGTCTCCGAGGGCTGAGCTAACAACTCCGGAAGGGTTAAATGGCTAATTCACTCATCACGGCCCAGTGGGTCGCTCGTAAGGCGCTGGTACTACTCCACGCCAAGAGCAACTTTACAGGCCGTTGCAATCGCGACTACCAGAGCTTGCTGCCTGGACCGATCAACGGTGTCATCCTTGGTCAGCAGCTCTCGATCCGTCTGCCGTTCCAGTACGTTCTGCGTACCGGCCCGCAGATGAACGCCCAGAACTCGGTTCAGCGTTTCGCCACCTTGCTGGTCAACCAGCAGCTCGGCGTTGACATCAACTTCACCAGCGTTGAGCGGGCGATGTTGCTGAACAACTTCGAAGAGCAGGTTCTCGAACCCGCTATGGCTCGCCTCGGTGCCGGTGTGGAAAACTTCACGACCGGTCAGGTGAACAACGTGCCGAAGTTTACCGGCGCGGTTTCCACCACCGCCACGTACGATCAGCTGCTGCAGAATGAGCAGTACCTCACGGAAGCGCTCGCTCCCGAGGACGATCGGCGTACGTTTACCGCCACCCCCCAGACCTCGCGGTACCTCGTCAAGGACAACAAGGGTCTGTTCCAGCCTGAAAGCACGATCTCCGATCAGTGGCTCGAAGGTGTAATCTCCGACAAAGCGGCCGGCTATATCTGCTTCCGTAACACGAAGCTGCCGACTCACGTCATAGGGACGTTCACGACCTCCGCGCCGACTGTCAATGGCGCCGGTCAGAGCAACCCTGGCGCGGGCAACGCGTTCGTTTCAACGTTCTCCCTGAATACCACGGGTTGGACGAGTACGGACGTGCTGAACGCGGGCGACGTGATAAGCATCGCCGGTGTCAATGAAGTCGATCCGGAGACGAAAGCGTCCCTTGGTCGGCCAAAGCAGTTCGTAGTGACGGCAACCCAGACGATGGCGAGCGGTGCAAACACCATCTCCATTGCCCCGGGGATCATCACCGGCGGATCTTACCAGAACGTGGACGCTGTCCCGGCCTCGGGTGCTGTCATCAGCATCTTCGGTCAGAGCGGTGCCGCGGCCCTGGCAGCGATCTCCGGCCAGTTGATCAAGCAGTCCCTCGGCTGGTACCGCGACGCTGTCGTGTTCGCAAATCCTCCCATGCTCGACCTCAGCCCACTCGTCAAGATGACGGCTGCGGAGGCCTTCGAGGGTTACAACATGCGCTTCGCGCAACAGTGGGATCCGTCTAACGACGTCCTACCGGCTCGTCTCGACTCGATAGTCGGCGCCGTGCTCGCTTACCCCGAGCTGGCTGTCCGCAACATCGAAGTCGCGTCGGCGTCCTAACCTGACACCATAGGAGAAATCATATGGCTAACTATCAGACAGGCTACGGTCACGGCGACGTTGTTGGCGTTCCGTTTGACTTCTACGCAGGTGCCGCCGGTGTTCCCACCGGCTCAACCTTCACGATGCAGACCGGTATTTTGATTTTGAATCCCGCCGGTGCTGTGTCCGTTACGGTCAATCTTCCGCTGAACCCGGTTGACGGGGCGGAGGCCGCGATCAGTAACGCATCCGGCAGCATCATCACCTTGACCGCTGTAAACGCTAACACGGGCGATTCGTTCGTGTCTGGCGCGACCGCTCCCACCGCTCTACAGGTGGCGACCACGGCCGGTTTGGCGACGGTAACGGTTCGATGGCGATACACCCTGAACGGCTTCCAGCCGGCTAGCGGTGCCGCTATCAATCCGCGTACGTGGCTGCGCGTACAGTAAAAGAAGAACTGGCGCCCCAGCCCTCACCCTGAGGGCGCCCTTAAACGCGGAGAACGCGTGACAGCCGGGAGAGACCGGCACTTATTTTAGGAGTGGCGTAGTTGGCTGCACAGACGACCCAGACGAATCAACAGATCATAACCGAGGCCTTTCTCAACATTGGCGTCGTGGCATCTGGACGTTCGCCTACTAGTACACAGTCAAATACGGCGCTCACTGTGCTGAATGACAACCTGCTCACGCAGATGCGTGACGGTTGGTGGAACCTTGGCTGGTACCCGCAGACGCAATCGCAGCTCAACAGCGCGGCGCCGTTGCAGGACCAGGACGTTGGCGACATCAAGCTGGTTCTCTCCGGTTGGCTCGCGCCCAAGTTCGGCCGAAAGATTGAACCCTCCCCTGATCACCTCGACCCAACCTCCCTCTATAGTCAGATCAAGGACGCCCACCGGCGCCTCAGCAAGCGCTACCTCCAGCGCACTGAATCTGACCTCGGAGAGCTGTCGCGACCGCAGGGCGGCCCGTGGGGCGGCCCCAACTTCTTGTAGCGCGATGGCTATTCGCCCGATCCCACTTCCCATCGCGTCCTACCAGCTTCCCGATCTTCGTGCGGGAGCGAAGCGGCTGGTCAATTGCTTTCCGGTGATGCCGTCCCAGGCCCCTCAGCCGGACGACACTAAGGACCAGCAGCAGATCATCACGCTACGGCGCTGGCCCGGGATCACCACGTTCGCCAACTACATCGGCGGCAACGGCGGTGTTCGCGGGATCTGGGAAATGGGCGGGACGGTCTACGTGGTTATTGGGTCCGTGTTCGCTCAGCTGTCCCCTGGGGGAATCTTTACGCAGCTGAACACTATCACGCCGATCCCTGGAACAGGCTTCGTGCGCATGACCGACAACGGCGCCTGCCTCGTGATCCTTGTTCCAGGAACAAACAACTGCTACACGTACACGCCCTTCACCGGTGGAGGCGGATTCCAACAGCTCACGTCCTCGTTCTTTTTGAACCTTGGCGGGGCGATCGATTGCTGGTTCGTGGACACGTACATCGTATTCCTGGCTAACAACAACGGCGGCAACGGATCGTACACATTCTTCAACGACGACGGTCGTCAGGTCTCTGGTAACGCGCAGATCACGTTCACGACCGCCGCGAGCTTCACGCGCCAGTTTGGCACGGACCCGTTCTTCGGGATCTGCGTCGACCACCGCGAGGTACTTGCCTTTGGCTCGCGTACGACCGAGGGGTACGTCAACACCGGCAACACGACCGGGTCGCCGTTCAGCACGGCGCCGGACACGTACATGCCCTACGGGATGCATCCGAGCGCGGCCTTTACGATCGCGCTCCAGGACAACAGCGTGTTCTGGGTGGCGAACGACCTGACCGTGCGCCGTCGCGAAGGGCAGACTCCGGTCCGCGTTAGCGATGAAGGGATCGAGAATATCCTACAGACCGCGGCCCAAGGGAACCTTCTCACGGGTGCGTACGCGATGGCGCCAACCTTTGCGGGCGCGCCGCTCTACGTCCTGACTATCCCGCTTATGCAGCGGACGCTCGTGTACAACTGCGTCACACAGAAGTGGTTCGAGCTGTCCTCGTTCATTAACGGGATCCAGCAGCAGTGGCGGGCGCAGGTATTCTTCAACGGTTTTGGATTGCAGCTCATCGGGGACGCGCAGGGGCCTAGCATAGGCTACCTCGACCAGACCATGTCGACAGAGTTTGGTGCGTCCCCGGTTATCTGTCTGTTCATGGCGCAGCCGATCTTCGACAGGAACCTCCTGCTTACGGTCTGGCGCGTCGAGGCCGTGATCACCGCCGGTGGCGCGGCGGTCGGTGCCAACGCCCCCTCCGTGCAGTTGCTGCTGTCAGACAACTGGGGAACCACGTTCTACACGTTTGATGACGAGAGCCAGACACTCGGCGTCCCGGGAGATACTGACAACCGTGCGGTCTGGTTCGATCTCGGTCAGCACCGTAGCCTCGTGCCGCAGTTCCGGGTGAGCGACCCGTCTCCATTGTTCGCGGTGACTATCACTGCAGACGTCGAGGAAGGGATGGAGGGCTACTAGTGGCCGCGCTGATCTCGAAGCCTGGGATCACACGCGTCGCCATCAGCACCGGCGTCCCGAAGGCCTGGAGCCAGAACTGGTTCCGTGACTTCGTGTCGGACTATCTTAAGGGTGGAGACGTTCGGAACGCGGTCGGCGCGAACGGGATCACGATCAGCGGCAACATCACGAGCCCGTACGCGACGATCAGCATCGGCGGTCCCGGGTTTCCGATTAAAGGCCAAATTACTATCAACGCCGCTGGAGCAGATGGTACATCTACGGGCACTGGGCGCGCCGCGTTATTTGTTGGAGGGCCGAACGCATACACAGTTGAGATTTCTGGTAGCGCGACAGTCGGACAATCATATGGCTTACTAATTGCCGCCGGCACTACCGCAGCCGATACTGTTCTTTCGATTATAAATCAGGCCCGCACTTCTACCTTTTTGACAGTTCTCGGCACCGGTGCAATTACCATCGGTCAGACGACAACTGGCGTAGCTAACCTCACCATCAACGCCTCCTCGGCGGTTAGCCCATCTACAGGGCTCGCGATTCAGGGCGATGGCACCCATGACACGCGAATGTCTGTCGCGTCGGTTACCTTGGGTGATGCCTATATCCAGACAACCACGCTCGGGATTACCGACTGGTCTTTCGGCAATTCCCGCGGCGGCGGCGGCGCGTTCATTTTTAGCGCCACTACAGGTCTCGGAACAGGGCGATTGGCACTAGATACTGGCGGCATCCTGTATCCGTTTCAGCCCACTCCGACAGCCGTCAATGCCACGGCCACGCTGACCATAGCGCAGATGCGGACGCTGATCATCACGTCCACCTCCGCCGCGGCGGTGACGATGACGTTGCCGACGGGCACCCTGGCAGATGCTGGCATACTGGCGGGAATTGGATTTGTCAATATCTGTTTCGACTGGTCGATCATCAACACCGGCCCGAGTTTAGTGACACTGGCGGCGGGCACGGCGCACACGATTGTGGGAACAACCACTACGGCGACTTTGACATCGTCTCAGTGGCGCACACGAAAGACCGCGGCGAACACGTTTGTCACGTACCGTTTAAGTTAACCAACGAGAGGTGAGACATACATGACCACGATAGAGGAAGCTGTGAAAGCAGCGTTTGAAAAAGGATCTCCCAGCGCAGTGACCGATGCGTCTCCGCCACCTCCACCGGCGATTCCGCCGCACATCGCAGGAAATCTCCTGGAGTTTTTGCGGCGGGTGAAGTCCGAGGGGTTGGAGGCGATCGCGTGGGTCGAGGCCTACCAGTTCCTGCAGCAGCACGCCCCGCAGCAAGGTATTCCGTTCACCGGTCTGCCGCCGAAGCAGCCATGACCATGAAGTGGACAATAGAGGCCGTGATGGCGGCGATCGCCATAACTGCATCACTCGGCGGCGGCCTCTACACGACGGTGTACCATTCGGGCGCGAGCGCCGCGCAGATCTCCGAACTGCAGCAGAAGCAGGCCGATACGGTCGCGCACGTCGCGCGTCACGATGACCAGCTGAGCGCGATCCAACAGCAGACCGCGGCGATCAGGCAATCAGTCGACGACATCAAGGACACGGTACACGACATGCGCGACAACGGAGTGAGACGAAAGTGACCATCACCGCGGATACTCAGCTCGATCCACGTATCTCGCGGCAGCTCGCGGTCAACGTCGACGCCGCCGAGACCGATCGCCTGGAGGCGTACTTGGATTCTCTTGGGAACTGGACCATCGGCCGCGGGCATCTTTTGCCGCCTGCGGCGCCGGGTCGTTCCTGGGTCGGGTTCACGATCCTCCAGAGCACCAGCGACCGCTACTACAACGACGACCTCTTATTGGCCATGAGACTGGCCGATAAGTTGTCCGAATGGCCGAAATGTGACACCCAGGCCCGTCAGGACGCGCTCGTGGAGATCTGTTTCAACATGGGCGGCAAGTGGGAGGCCTGGGGGCCGACGCGCAAACTCATCGAGCTACAGGACTGGCAGATGGTTCATGACCATCTCCTGAATTCGCTGTGGGCCTCAGAGATCCAGCCGCACCACTACCTGGGGCACACCTGCGTACGGTGCGGGCACGTTCAGGCCCCGCAACCGCCGTACAGCTACTGCACTGGCATCGTGCACGGGCGCGCGGCGCGTATCGCAAACCAGTTCCTCCAGGGTGAATATGACCAAGTGGCTCACGGGTCGTAAGGTTCTAACGGTCGCGCTCGTGGCGATCGCTACCGTGGAGTTGGAACGGCACAACCTGTCGGATTCCAACTTCGTCTATCTAATGCTCGGGTGCCTCGCGGGCCATAATCTCGCTACGGTGCTCACAGCGTGGAAGGGACCCAGTGTTCAGCCTCGCGACCCTAAGTAAATTGATCCCGTTCCGCGACTACGTCTATGCCGGGGTGGCGATTGCCGCGGTGATCTTCTACAACGTGCACGTGCACAACCTCGAAGTCCACTACGCCGCCAAACAGGTGGCCGCCGTGAAGACCGCCGTCACAGACGCCAGTAACGCGCTGATCGCCAGCGCGGCGAAAGAAATGAACGCACAGGCCGCGCGCTACGCGGCCAACCTCAAACAGGTGAACGAGACCTATGCGAACCAATCTCATCTCGATGCTGTCAATCACGCTGCTGATCTGCAGCGCTTGCGCCAGCTCGCCTCCGCTGGTAACGGCGGTGAAAGTAGAGCACTACAAGGTCCCGCCGGCCCCGGCTCACCGACCGATCCCGGGCGATCAAGCCTTATCGGACTGGGGTACGTGTCTGCAGAACTCGCTGGTTCATTGCGAGACGCACGAGAGGACCTCGGCAAGTGCTACGCCGAGCGCGACTCCGTGACAGGAAAATAAATGTTCGGCAACATCGGCACCGCCCTGCGACCCGGCTCTCCGTTCGGCGGATCGAGCCCCAACAGCACCGGAACCAATCTCCAGGCATCCAGCAATCCCGCGGGTGGCCTCTTTGGGTTGATGGGCGTCGGCGCTCGCAACGGATTCGGAGCCGGTAGTTTCGGCGGGGTTATGCCGCCCGGTCCCGGTGGTGGCGTCGGAACGGGTGGATTTAATGGCGGCCTTGTTACACCCGGTCTGCAGCTGACTCCGCCGTCCGACCCGTCACCGCCGCAACCGAGCCCTACCGGGTCGTCGGCGCTCCACAGTTCCGGGTTGCCCAATCAGGCTCCCGCTGGCGTGAACTCTCAGCTGTGGTCCTCGATACTTCAGCACCTGCAACAGACTAACTATGGCGCGCAAGCGCGCGGTGGGCCCGCAATACACCCACAAAGCGGCTGGCGTCCTATGCCGTCGACGATGCAACCACAACCGATGAGTCGCGCTGGCGGTAGCGCGTTCATGGGAGCGTACTAGTATGGATTGGCGGACATTCCTTGGTGGGGTTGGTCAGGTAGCTGGCCCGGCGGCGCAGATGTACGGCCAGCAGAACGCCGCCGAGGCGGTCTCTAAGGCTAACACCGCCGCCATCGGTAACCAGACCAACTACCTCGGCAACATCGGCAAGATCTACGACCCCTACATCAGTGCCGGTAAAGGCGCCGTGGGCGCGCTCGGTAAGGCCGAAGGCATCAACGGCGGCGCACCGGACTACTCCGGCTTCGAGCACATGCCCGGGTACCAGTTCGCTATTGACCAGGGCACGCAGGCGATCAGACGTCAGGCAGCCGCAAGCGGCAGCGCCTACACACCCAACACCGGGGCCGCGATCGGTCAGTACGTGACCGGCACCGCGATGCAGGACTACAACACCTACATCGATCAGCTCCAGCGCACCGCCGGCATGGGTGAAACTGCCTCCAATCAGCTCGGCAACATCACCTACAATACCGGCGCCAACACCTCACAGCTAATGGCTAACACCGGTCAGGCCGAAGCGGGCAAGTACACCGGTATGGGACAGAGCGCCGGTGGAGCCCTGGGAGGCTACCTACCCGGGTACGGTGGCGGCGGTGGCTACGGCGCCGCTGGTGCCAGCGGTGTCGGCGGTCTCGTTGGCGGTATCGGCAACATCGTCAAGGGTATCGGTTCGATGTTCGGCGGAGGAAACAACCGCCTTGATCCTAACAACTCCGGAGATATGACCGGGGGTCAGTACAACGGCGGCGCCTTCGGTGGCGGCGCCCCGTACTTTGATCCTTCAACCGGCGGATACCCCGGACAAGATTTCAGCAGCAACTACGGCAACATCCCGATGGACTCTAACAACAACCCGTTCTGGGATACGGGAGGTATGAACGGCGGGTTCAGCGGCGACACCCAGGGTTTTCTGTAGCGCCACAGACTAACCCCGCAGGGGTCGGTGGCGCAGATACAAGCGGAAACTGGAACCTCGGCAACCTCGCCGGGGAAGCAGGCAGCGCGCTGGGTATCTATAACGGGCTCCAGCGCGGCGGCGTGTCCGGGTACGGTGGCGCGGCACTGTCGGGGGCTAACTTAGCTCGACAGGCCGGAGCTTACGCACCCTCGGCTGGCGCGGGCGCGGCCCTCGGTGGCCTCGGTGGCGCACTCGGAATATACAACGGCATCAAGCAAGGCGGCGTCAAGGGCTACACCGGCGCGGCCCTTGGGGCGGCACAACTGTATGGCGCGGCCAGTACAGCTGACGTCGCAGCCGGCGGAGCGGGTTTTGCGGGGGCGGGCGCGGCTAGCGCGGTAGGCGCTTATGCGGGGCCACTCGCGGCCCTTTACGCGCTGTATGGACTTGATCAGAAGCAGTCGGTGTACAGCCCGCTCGCGTATGCGAACGACGCGAAGAACAGCGCCGCCGGAATTCGCGCGGCCCAGTTGACGCCCTACAACGCGCCCGGATCTCGTGGTTACAACCCGATGTACGCGGCCGCCGCAGAGCAGTACGCAAAAAGCATGGATTCGTGGGCGCAAGAGGCGCTCTCGGGAAACTTTGCAAACCTTCCATCAGCGGGCAACGGTCCTAATCTGGCGTTCGCTGGTGGCGTAAAAATGTCCTAAGGACCAACATGGCCGACATCGCGTCACAGCCTTTCATCAACTACGGCCTCTCTCAGGCAGAGCAGGGGAAGGCGCAGGCCGACGCTGCGCTCGTGGGGCAGCAGGCCCAGACCGCCGCCATGCAGAACAAGATCATGGCGGCGTCGATGCCGATGGTCATGCAGGCCCTCGATGAGACGGGCGCGGGTCAGAGCGGCGTGAACTCTAGCAACCCGCGCAAGATTAATGGCCAGAGCGCGTCCGATGATCAGACCGGGACCGGCCACGGATTCGACGGCGCCGACATCGAGACCACGTTCCGTGATCAGAACACCATCCAACCCTGGACCCCGGACGAGCAGCAGCAGCTCACGCGATGGACCGGGCTTGCGGGACTACCCGGCATGGCCGGGGACATGGCGAAGGCTAAAATGGCGGCGCTGCAGACCCAGCGTCAGGCGCGAATTGAAAACACGACCATAGCGAACCAACAGCGCATGGGGAACATGTACGACATGTGGGGGGCGGCCTCTACCGCCCCCGACCCCTTACGTGCTCTCGCGTCCGTTCCCGGCGGAAGTCCCGTGGCCGCCGCCATCAACAAGCGGCACCCGGACGATAAAGCCGGTGCACGGGCGGAGGCGAAGGCGTTCCTCGAACACGGCGCGGCCGTGTCGCACCTGTATGCCGGACGTCCCACCCACGACGTCAACGGCCAGCTCGTGGACGACAAGACCGACCAGAGCGTGATCGGCCAGCATCAGGTCTACCGCGGATCGACCGCGGAACAGCTCGGCGAAGACAGAAAATTTGCCGTTGGACAGGTTGATGTCCCGACCACGTCCGGTACATCGATCAAGATGTCCCGGCTGGACGCGCCAGTAGAGTACGGCGGTGTCCGAGGCCCTAACGGTGAAAAACTCACGGCCGATCAGTATGCACTTCAGCAGGATCAGGCGCGTCGTAAACTTCCAGCGGCCGAGCAGAGTAAAGATCCGGGTGGCGCGCCCGTACAGGTTCCGTCCCAGCCCCCCACGGCGCAGCCGGTACCGCAACAGCCAGGGACTACGACCAAGCCCGCCGTACCGGCCTCTGGGCCAACAGCCGTTGGGGCCGCCCCCCGACAGCAGGCGCTCACCGCCAAGCACGCCGCGGCACAGACACCACCCCCGGCCGCGCAGTACGGGACCGCTCCCCCGGTTGGTACACCAGAGTACGGCCAGCGCATGAAGGTCGCGCTCGCGAACGCTACACCGGCCCAGTACGTTCCACAGAACACGCAGACCAGGGTCGGTATGCCTGTCGCCGGTCAGGCTGAGGGCATCAAGGTATTTCAGGGTCAGCAGAAAGATCTACGTGAGTATGGCGCCGAAATGGCTACTAGCTCAGACCAGTCGCTCCAGAATTTCAACGCCGCGAAGCGGCTGCTCGCGGGCGACACCTTGCTTCCTATTACCGGCGTCATTGGCGCGGCCTTGCAGAAGGCGGCGTCCACGCTCGGCATCTTCGACACCAACGACGTGCGCGTTCGCCAGGAGGCGGCCAAGTACATGATCCAGGGTGCGGTCTCTGGGTTGAAGGAAACATATGGCGCGCGCCCCGGCGTGTTCGACGTGAAGATCAACGTCGAGAAGGCCTTCCCTAGCCTGGAAGGTATGAGTATCGGCGCCGTGCGCAATCTGCTCGACTCACAGATCACACAGGCCCAGTACCTGAAGGATACGGCACAGCGCGCGACACAGTACGCGGGCAGAAACTTCGAGCCCGGTGACTTCAAGACATGGAACGCACGCTTCTTCCCCCGTGCGAATATCGTGACGCCCGGTGGCTCGAAGTACTCGAACGAGCAGGTCGCGGAGTACGGGCGCGTGCACGCGGACGCGCTCCGGCGCGCGGGCGTCACCGCCAGACAGCACCTCGGGATGGAGTAGATGGGCTCCGCCGCGGTAGACATCAGCATGATGCCGCCGCCACCCGGCGTACCAGACATCAGCGACATGCCGCCGCCGCCTTCTCCTCTATCGGATGAGGAGGAGGCGCTGAACACGCAGATCGCTGGTGAGGTCGGTGGCGGCGAGGCCGGGGCTCATTACCTCACCGGCGCCACCTCGGGTCTGGTCGCTGGTGCGGCCGGCGCGCTTACTGGCGACATGGACCGGTCGCGCCGATGGGCGGAAGCGGCCACGTACTCACCCCGCTCCGAGGGCGGTCAGGGTGCCGTTGAGGCAATTGATTCTGGCCTGAGCGCGGCAAACAAGGCCACGTCCCTCTCCCCGGAGCAGCAGGCGAAGATGCCGCCGTCCATGGAAG